GCAATACTATCTACTAATAGTGCAATTTCTTTATCTTCTTTTGTTTTCCAATCAGGGAATCTATGGTCTAAAATAGGAACTGCTGAAAAGAATACCGAATCAGTATCAATGTAGATGTTGTAATCACCACCTTTTGTTCCTAACTCTTTGTTGTATTTAATATTAGCCATATCCGCAGTTGATTTAATTACGGTCTGACCTGTTAGTGTTACAGCCTCAGCGTTATCCACATCATAAAATCGGAAAGCGGGTAATCCCAATACTCCATATAAAGAGTTCAATAAGATTTTTTGTACAAGCTGTCTTTTCTTATAGAAAGCATACTTGTCTTTATCACCTTCCTCACCATACTTCTTTTCTAACTTACGGAATTCCACACGCTGATTGAACCATAAATCCAAAATATCAGGGATACAACCGGGCTTATCAGTTTTATATAATACACCATTTGATGCTACCGAACATTTAGCTTCTTCAAATAGTTTCTTTAAGTTTTCTTTTGTAATTTGTCTATCACCGATTGTGTACATATCCACCTCACCTTTCATAAATTTTTGTGCATCCCAATCGTTAATCTTACCAATCTTAGTTTCAGGACTGATGTTTACAGTCATAATGATTGATGGATATAGTGATGTTAAATCCAAGTCATAAATCCAATCGTACTTACCAACGATAGGTGCCTTTACATAAGCTCCAATGAACTTTTCTTCATTGTTCTCTCTGATGGCTTCCATACGTTCTTGTCTATCCGCAGGTTTGTTTGGTGCTACAATATTTTTACGTTTAAGGTAAGTAAGCATTGCACCCTCTAAATATTTAGATGAGTAAACAAAATCTTCATAAGGAACGTGACCGGCATGGCATATACCTCTACACAAATCAATAAATTGTAATTTTCTATCTAACGAAACTACCAGGTCAACGTCAATTAAGTTATACTCAATAAACTTTTCAATATCTTCTTTGAATAGAATATCCAAACTACCTTTATATTCAATCTTACCACGTCCCAATTCTTTCATTGAGATATTATCCAATCGGTAGTTATCTAATTCTGAGTATGTGTATGTACGATACAATTGTAGGTAGTCCAAATAAGATACCCCTGCCATAAAAAATCTCTTACGATATGGTGACCAAAAACATTCACCAATTGGAGATAATCTATTAGCGTGCTTAGCACCCAATAATCTTTTAATGCGATTGTATAAGTAAGGAGTATCAAAGTAATCAATGTTCCATCCCGTAACAATTGTTGGATTGATGTACTCATATAATTCCAAATACTTTAGAATCATATCTCTCTCATCCCTAAATGGAATTACAGTACGATTACCCGTCTTTCTTTCACTTAACTTACCAGCCTTATCCATAATTAAAACCCAATAATGGTCAGTTGCCCCATCATGTAAACCTATGGCTGTAAGTTCATTCTCTGCTTTCTCAACATCAGGCAGACCTGTTTCCATTTCAACCTCAATATCATATGTTAAGGTAATATGTCCTTCTGATGGAATATCAGAATCGGTATATGTATCAACTAATACTCTAGTTGTTTCGGGCACATCACTTTCAAATAATTCAGGATCGTCTTTTTTGAATTTCCATATCTTAGTAAGTCTATCACCATAAAGGGATACATACTCACCTCTATCAGCTTTCTCATAAGCATATCTACTATATGGGAATGTGCGGTATCCCAATTTGTCATCCCAAATGTGCACTAAATTCTTTTCTCTTTGATAATAGCAATTTTGATACATCTATTCACTTAATTTTTTATGTAATACAAAAAACATTTTTGTATCGTTTTCTGATAATTCATTAGCACGTTTTAATGCTAATAATTCCCTCTCACTTCTATAAGTATCGTCATCCAATATCTTATCAAGCAATTCAAACAATTCTTTTTGGTTATTAAAAAACATACCATTTGGGTCTATTTCTCTATAACAATCGGAATTATGAAATATCATAGGCGTTCCATTCATCATACAATCCGTTGCCGATACGCTCCATCCATAATTTGTTTGTAATGGTTGTATTCCTACCTTACACAATTGTAGCTTTTCATAATATTCTTGCTTTGATGCCAATTTTGTTATATCAAACCAAGGTAGCATTTTATCTTTCTTTTGATATTGCGGCACCCACACTTTGAAATCTTGCCTATGTTTTTTGTAAGCTTCCATATAACCAACAAACTTATTATAATTCTTATATCCAGCCGTTCTATGATTGAATACAATTATGTTATGCTTATTTGGATTTGGTTCTGATATGATTTTATCTTTGATTACTCCCAAATTCCAAACACATAACTTTTGGTCTAATTGCTTTAGTACATCATCGCCAAACCATTTTTTTGCTTCTTCAATAACTTTGTTCTTTTGGTCTTGCGTATTAATAAAGCAAGTATCCATTTGTAGTACACCCAATATTTCATTTGGTAGCCAAAGTTCTTTTGCTTTACCGGGTCTATTATCAATTCCGTTACAATGACTCATTTCCCACCAATGACAATACCCAATTATTTTTGTATCAACAGTTTTCTTATATCTACCAACCACATTCCAATCAGGCAAATGTGAATAGATAATATCATAATCTGTATTCTTTAATACCCTAACTAATTCTTCAGATGGAAAACATCTTTGGTTCATCATATCACCTGGTATAGGAACTTCAATTTGCTTAATGTTATCTAACATATTAAGCTTTGCACATACATTACCCTTTGGCATTATCACATACCAAAAATATTCACCATAATTCTTTAAGGCATTAACGTGATTGAAAAGGACATCCACAAAGGAGTCCTTTTCAATATTTGAGTAGTTAGTAATATTTGGTATCACTAATACTTTTCTTGCCGTATGGTAATTAACAGTTGTTTCCCAAAATGACATTTAATTTAATTTATTTGTTAGTGAACAACATACCTGCCACCATTCTAATTTCATCAGGTGTCAATGCAGTTGTTCTATTGTCTGCATCCAATATATCTAATAAACTTTGTGTTTTACTATACTTTACAAGTTTACATACATACTTAACATCATCAGCATCACATCCTGCTGATTTGTTTCGGTTTACCTCATTTAGTATTAGTTGCCCATTGTACACTTCAGTAGGTCCACCATAAGTGTATGCTATAATGTGGTCAGCTCTCCATTCTGATTGTGGATAGTCACTAAGTTTCTTACCGGTCTTTCTACATAATCCATTTTGAATAGTATATAATTCATCTCTTTGTTGCTGAGAGAATTCTCTTGGATTTTTGTTTACTTTTGAGAATCCCCAACTTTCAAAGTCAAAACCATCTAATAGTGGCATGAGAGTAAACTCCAAGTCATCTATACGAGCACCACCATTGAATACAGAGCGGTATCCATATTCCTCGCCTTTGTTTACTTTCTTAGATGTGGTTTTTTTAACCATCCTACCGTCAGAATCAATAGATTCATATCTTTGGTGCGGATTATGTTTGAAACTCTTTTTGCCAGCAAAGAGTGTAATTCTATCTCTAAGTGTTTCTAAGAATTTTGCTGCATTGAAGCTTTTATCCAATGTTTGCCAATTTTGGTTAATCAATCCTATTTCATATATTAGGCAGAATACCTTTTTAATGTTACCTTTCTTCCAATTTTGTTTTGCACCAATTTTACCAGTTCTTACAACTCTATCTGTCATAGATAAAATTATCTCAAGGTTTTTAATGAATTGAATACCTTCTTTTGTTGTAAGGAATTCATTAAATTCTTCACTCCTATACATTTCCTCTAACGGACCTGCCGTAGAATCTAAACCGGTACATTCATTACTTGTAAACCCACCTTGCTTCATATACAACATACACAATGAAACAATCTCATCGGTTTCTCTTTTTGTTGTTTTCAACCCAATATGGGCCAACTTTTGGCCTACTTTTTCGGAAAGGAATTTGAAGGCTTCACTGCTATCTACTGCTCCATATTTTCTACATAAGTCTGAAACATATGAATTGATTGCATTTCTCTTATCCGCTGCACTCATATCGTGCAAATCGTTTAGTGTTAGGAATATATCTTCCGCCTCATCATCAGATATATTTGAATGTATTGTTAAATCGAAGTATATACTTGTTTGGTATATTTCTTCCAATCCAGAATGTTTATCCGTAATTTGTTTCCAGCTCATATCACTCAAGTCATATTCGGTTTCAATTCCAGTTTCAGAATTTACCAATGTGATGATTAAGTTTTTTGGAGTTCTAATTTTGTTTGTGAAGAACGCCAGAATAGTTCTGGAACGATGTCCGCCATCCAATATTTCGTAGAATCCATCTTCGGTTAATCTAAGATGAATTTTTTGGAATGGTTTAAGTTTCAATACATCTCCAATAAGATGTTGTTGCCATATTTCACCAGTTCCCCACGGCACATCTACATAGTGGTAAGGTCTTTGGAATTTTGGAGACGGGTTGATTTTACCCTGATGATAATAATCAAGGAATTTTCTTAGAGTCCAATATTGGTTTTGGATGTTTGAGTGTTTTTCTAAATACACTCTTTTGAATTCGTTAATGGTTGCGAATCTGATTGCGCCATCAAGTAATGTTACATTACTCATAAATAATTTGGTTTACCTATACACCATTTCAAGGTTTTTTTCGTTTACCGTTACGATTGTTAAATTGTAAAGTATTTGCATCGGTACTTACAAACACCTTTTTGATTTTGTTTACACAAATATACGAAGATTTTTTGAATTGGCAAAATCTTTTTATAAATCATTGATTATCAATGAGTTATATATTACCAAAAATTTGCAGCCCCCTCAGGTGCTTCGTATGTAGTTAGATGATGTACTATTTCAGTATTGAAAGATGCCGTATCTTTTGGATATGGTTTAATTTCATGCTTTAATCGTTTCATCAAATCTTTCTTTTCTTTCTTATCTTGTGCAAGTATCTGAACATATCTATGCTTTGGTGGTTCTTCCCTTCTCCAAAACTCTTTATATCCTTGCTTACCTATTTCTCTTTTTAAGTGGTCTAAGTTACCACTACCCCACATTGAAAACACAGTCCTACTATGAATCCATTGGTAAGGGTCTTTATGTAATGATATACCCCAATTTGGCATTAGAGCAATATCGGTTGATAATCCCTGATAAATCCAATTAGTTGCCTGATAAATTCCACCCAAGTGAGCTTGTCCATTATCAGCGTATGAAAGTAATACCTTAATATCCTTATCATTTTCTTTTAACCATTTGAAAGATTGTCCTAATGCATAAGATTCAATATTAGAACCATAACCATCATCACAATACAATCTTGTCAATTCTAAAATGTTATCTTTAGTTAATCCTTCACAAATAGAAGTTGATGCCTTTGCTCCAACAGGAAAACCATAGATTAAACAACCTATAAGTTTATCACCATCGAATGTTGAAGCATCTTCTGATTTGTAATATATTCCAATTGCATATCTACAAGCTGTCCAAGCGTGAGTATAGTGCTTCTTTACAATAATATCTTTAGCGATACTTTTTGCTATTGGTGCAACATACACTTTGGATACATCACAATATTGTTTACCTTCTACTTTCATTTATTACCAATACTTTTTATCACCTTTCTTAGCATCTTTTTTAGCATCAGCTGCTTTCTCTAAGATTGATTTTTTCTTTTCTAATTTTGCTTCCTTTTGTTGCTTCTTCATCATCTTATCGTAACCCGCTGGGAATTTGTTTATCACTTCAATTGGTCCATTTGGAAACTTTTTTAAATCATATTTCCAAGTTGATTCTGTACCATCATCATCTTTATATACTACTTCAAACTTTGTGGGTTTATCAATAGGTTTTTCAGGCCATCTTCCCATAACATAATTTTATACAAATATACGAAATTATTTTGAATCTACCAAAAATTATTATCTAAACGATTTATTTTTTTACTTTTACAATTTTCACCATGCCATCTTTTTAAATTACCAGATGTAACTTTTTTTTTACAATATTCACATTCTATTTTTTCTCTTTTTTTAGCTTTTTCACTAAGTAATATTTTTGTTTCAAAAGAATGTGAGTGTCCTTTAAATGTAGAAATTCTTCCTTTTAATTTTTCTCCTATTTTTTTAAGAATAGGGTTTGTATCTTTATTCAACCCTTTATTCCAAGATGGTTTACCTTTATTTAATTCAGCTACTCTTTTAAGATGATTCAAATTAGATTCAGAAAGTCCTCTTATTTTAAAGTTTTTATTAGCTTTATGCTTTTCTGATATTTTTTTTCTTACTTCTGGTTTGTTGTTTTTATGTCCCGTTAGAGCTTTACTTATTTTTAATTTATGTTCATCACTCCTAATTTTTCCTCTATTTGAGTTTCCTATCTTTTTTTTAGTTTCTTCGGAAGGAATCCACCCCAAAGTAGCTTCACCACCATCGGTTAAATTAGATAATGTACCACTATTATTATTCAATCTACCATATTTTTTTATCCAATAAATTTCTCTTTCATAAACAACATTATCCTCTAAATTATCTTCAATTATTACAACCTTATAATCCGTTTTTTTAACAATCTTTTCCCACAAATTATTTCTTCCATATGAATAAGCTCTCTTATATTTATTTCCCATATCAAACCCAATTCCAATATAAAAAACTTCATTTTTATCAAGTCTTATATGAGCATATACATACGCCATAATTAAGCATTTATAGGGTCCATCTTATATACCTCATCTATAATATCCAATTCTACTTTTGGATAGGGTAAGACCTCATGTTTAAGCGATTTTAAGAGTGCTTTTTTCTCCTTTTTATCTTTGGTTAGAATATACACATATCGGTGCTTACGTGGTTCTCTTTTAATCCAGAATGGGCTTGTAACCATTGTCTGAATTATCTTCGGGTCATTCGTTCCGTACTTCACATATGATGTTCGAGAATGATGCCATTCATCATCTTCACTCCATTTGAAAGACCAACTATCTGACCATCTGATTTTATTGCCCTGATATATCCAATTGGTAGCTTGATATACCGTTCCTAAATGCCCAGCGTTTGGGTCTGAATAAGATATTAGAGCTTTGATGTGTGGTGCGTTTTCTCTTAACCAATCAAACGTTTGTCCAACGAACCAACTCTCAATGTTACTACCATATCCATCGAATACGAATAGTCTTGTCAATTCTAACACACCATCTCTAGGAAGTAATTCGGAAATTGATGCGCCGGCATTTCTACCAACCGGGTCACCATAGCAGGCTACTCCAACTAATTGTTCATTCACTCCACTAAAAAATGAATGTTCTTCATCTGAAAGATAAAATAAGCCTATGGCATAGGATACCTTTGTCCATATCCCACTGTAATGGTTATTGACAATAATATCCTTTGCAATACTTTTATTGATTTCTCTTATTGAGAATTTAGATATGTCACAATATTGTTTACCTTCTACTTTCATAAGCTACCAGACCAAAATTCATTTAGATGCGCCCAAGTTTTTCTTTGGACAATCTTTATTACATTGGCTGGGGAAACTTTATTGTTCCTTGCAATCACCTTTACGTTTCGGTGACCCATATTCCATAATCTTCTGATGTTTAGAACTTGCTCATCTGTAAGTTTAGCTGCAGGATGAGTTTGTCCTCTTAAAATAGCCATGTAACCTTTATTAATTAATTTTATTTTAAACCTTCATTAATAGCATTTGTATATGCAATTTTAGAAGAAAGGCCAGTAAATCTTTCTATTAACTGTCCATCTTTTTCAATAATTACAACTGGAATTGATGTAATATTATATTGTTGAGTTTCTTCTGGGGAATTATCAACATTATATTCCATATATGTTATTTTTCCTTCAAACTCTTTTACGATACTCTCTAATACAGGCTTTAGTGCTCTACAAGGACCACACCACTCTGCTCCGAATTTTTTAACTACTACGCTCATCTTTTAAATCTTTAAATTGTTTTTCTATGTTTATGTTTCCAGCTTCATGCTTTGGTTCGTAAGGACAGTGTCTACATCCACTCCCACAACAATAGCCACGCTCTATGTGGTATTGTGGTGTAAACACTATCTTACTGCCTTCAAAGTAATACAGCTCCTCTCTTTGTTTATTTAACTTCACAAGCTCCCCCTGCACATGCCAACTCACCACTTAAGTCAGTTGTATCTTCCAACTCTATAACTTTACTTAAATCAACATCATGCAATGCCTTCATAAGTTCTTCATACTTTTCTTTTGTACAATCTTCAAATGGTGCTTGAATGTAAGTTCCACCATCATAAGGTAATACTGAAAGTCCGTTATAGTATTCTCTATTCTCCCACATCCATTCTCCAACTGCTTTCCACTCATGCTCTCTAATAGAAATAGTTGCTGATACATTATGTGTATTGTTACCGCTTCTATGACCAGGCTTAACCCACTCACTATGTACCTTTTTAACTCTTTCCAATAATTGAATTGGAGATTCGGTACGGAAGATTGAACCTTCTGGTGCTTTTTGTGGAATACCAATTACTGCGGTATCATGTGGTCTGAAATATTCATCTTCTACTAATTCAGGATGATGTAATAATAAGTGAGAATAAATTGATTCATTCTTACCAACTCTTACTCTACGAATATAATAATCATTGTGCCAAGCGTGAATACCAGATGATGTACCTAAAGTTAATGATGTTGTTCCAGCAGGCTTTACAGTTGTACATCTTGCTGAAGGATTGATTCCGATTAAATCTGCAACTCTTTTGTTTTCTTCTTTCACAACTTTAGCTGCTGCTTTCATATCATGCTTTAAAATAGCACCACTTCCAATACCTGTCATAGATACTCCAATTAGGGCATCCTTTTCAGTTGTTCTTTGCCAAATTGGTCTTAGGTAATGGAAATCAGTATATCCAGCCTGAAGTGTTCCAATAAATGCTGCTGCTTTAACTCTTGCTTCCAAATCAGCTTGGTCTGTAATATCACTTACGTTTACTTCACATAAGTTACAGAACTGATAAGGTCTTAATGCAATCTCGCAACAAGGGTTAGTTCCCCAATCTTTATCATTTGATAAGTAGATACCAGGTTCACCAGCTCCACTTGCTTCAATTCTTTTCCAAAGGTCTAAGAAATACTCTTTAGTAATTTTATGTCTCATTAATACTGCTGAGTTATTTGCTCTACCTCTTTGTGGGTTTGTTTCCCACCATGCACCACTCTTACAACTAATCATCTTCTCATCGGTTGCTGAGAATAGTGAAATAAGTGCTGCTCTACGAATACCACCAGCTAATACTGCATCAGCGATATGGCAAATTATATCATGTACTTCAATTGGCTCTAATTTGTCACCATCGTTCTTTGAATCTAAGATACCTTCTACTTTAATCAAACACTCTTTAAGTGGTTGAGGACCAGGTGCTTTACCGCCAGATGTAATCAAACGGGCTCCTTTTGGTCTAATATCTCTAAAATCAAATACAGGTTTACTTCCACCAAAGAAGTATGCTTTCATTAATACTAATACTGCATCTGCCCAACCTTCAATAGAATCACCAATAAGAAATCTTCTTGTCTTATCTGCATTTGGCTTTCTAATTTCAGGCAATTGGTCAACGTGATGCTTTTGTACAGAGTAACCTACACCCGTTCCACCTAATAATAAGAACATAATTTCTGAGAATACTCTCCAATCATCTGCTGGAGCGAATGCACAGTTATAAATTCTATTTGGTGAAATTTCAATTGGCTTACCAGCAAACTGCATTGAACGCATAGATGGTAATACCTTTTTATCATACACGAATTTATAGTTCTCTTTAATTTCTTTTTTTAAGTTTGGAAACTTCTTAATATGCATATCCATATTACGAGTAACCAATTCTTCCCATGTTTCTCTCCTTTGTAATTCCGGTTGGTACTTTGCGTACTTCATATACACCGTAATGTCTGATAAAATTCGTGTTGAAATGTCCATTGTTTTGTAAAAATTTAAATGTTTGTGAGTTTGATTTTTTTTCAAGAAAACCTGAAAATAAAAAAATAAATATAAGGTCTCTCACCAAACGATTCAATTTTGTGGATAAAAAATCCACTTTTCTTTAATTTTTTTGGTGTCAAAATTCTAACCTATTAAAACATATGAAAAGGGGAGATGTACTCCCCTATCATATTAAGCTGCTTTTTGCTCTTCTGTTGAAGCTTTCTTATAAGCAGTTACTAATTTCTTCAACTCACCAATAGCTTTTCTAGCTCTTGATTTGTTTACTTTCTTAGTTCCATTGTGCTCTGCTTCAAATGTTGTAAACAAAGCCTTCATCTTTTCAAATAATTCTTGACTGTTCATAGTTTTTGTTTTTTAAAGTTTAACCTAACCCCGTATTGGTATTTGGTTTATTACCAACCGGCATTGCTTCCATATATTTTTTATGTAACAATTGTCTTTCCATTTCGGCACCATTTGCACTTTCTTTAGTTGCTATCATTCCATCTGCTGATGTTGCTGTATAAACATCCAAAGTACCATGCGTTGTATCCATCTTTGCTGGGAATGTGATACCATCCTGTCCGAATCTATTTTTCATAACATGCACCCTAGCGGTGTTGTTCAATTTATCTTTTGCTTTTCTACTCAAACTCATAATGAAATCGGCGTTCATTACTTTAGCGTAAGAATCTGCAATCTTATCTGCTTCAATAACTTCCGAATCAATTGCTGAACGATTTGTTTGTGATGCTGTCCAAACCGGCAATCCTAACTCACCACCCAATCCTCTTAAATCAATATACACACCACCTTGTTCAGCGTATGTACTATCGGTTTTGTTTGAATGTGATAATAACAAATCAGCGTAATCCACAATAACTAAATCGGGCTTATTACCGGCTGCTATCATCTTTTCTAAGTGAGCCTGAATTGTTTTTGAACTTGCTGCTTTCGGTGGGAAGTATTTGATTTTAAGTTTACCTCTTAGTTTTTTCAAAGATGATAATACTTCTTCTTTCTTATCAGCCAATTCATGCGATGCTATATGTGAGAATACTGTATCGTATCTTAATCCCACATATTCTTGCGATAATTCTAATGAGTAATGTACTACAGTCTTTCCAGCTCTTACAGCTGCTGCTCCTAAAGCACATAATACCCAAGTCTTACCAACACCAGAAGGTGCTACCACAACTCCCAATTCGCCAGGTCCTAAACCACCATTCATCAATTCATTTATACATTCCCAATCAGTTGCTACTGTATCTCTCTTTGTTTCATCATATCTTCTTTCAAAGTCTATGAGATAATCCATACCTAAATCAGAATCAACACCAACCTTCATTGCTTTATCAACCAACTCTTTGATTTTATCATAGTTGCCTGATTTTAGTAAATCAATTGATTGTACGATTACATTCTTTAAGTTTTGATTAATACAAAAAGATGTGAACTCATCTTTAATATAGTCTAAATCAGTATTACCAATTTGTCCATATACTTCTTTAAGTTGCCCTACGATTGTTTTTTGTAGAGATTGATTTTCAAGCTTAGATACTTGAACTTTGAATACATCCAACGAAGGTACTTTATTGTACTCTTTATGATGGGAAGTAATTTCTTCAACTATCCATTTATTAGCTTCCGATTCAAAGAACTTTTTATGGATGACATCTGAAAGTGTATCCATCATTCTTTCATCGGAAAGTAATGCTGCAATAGTTTTCGTTTGAAATGATTGCCCGTATTTTTGTAATGTATCTTCGCTGTGCATTTATATTAATGATTTACAAATATACAACAAAATAATTGTTTTACCAAATTATTTTACTATAATGTTTGTATAAGTTGATTTTAACCAGTCATTAATATCCTTCCAATTTTGTAGAATTTTATACTTCATAGCTGCCTTAATGAAATCCATCTTGTCAAACTTTTTGTTTGGTTCATCAAAACGGTCATTAATTTTCAGCTTTGTGTTTGTGTTTATATGTGGTTCTTGCAATTGCATGATTTGTCTATTTCTTAACACATCATTTTTAGCTGCAAGTATATCTTCATAGATTTTAGCTTCTCCCTTCTTATTTTCACATAGTTGAAAGAACTCATCAAAAGTAATTTCTCTATCTTCTGATAGTTCAGGAAATCTTTTAAGAACAGTCTTTAATCCACATCCTTTAACGCCAGGCACATTATCTGAATTATCTCCATCTAATGTTCTGAATAGTAAAAGATTTTGTGGATACATTCCCCATTCTTCTTTAACCATTTCTCTATTGTATAATTTCTTTTTTGTTGGTGAATAAACAAAAGTCTTTTCATCAACTAATTGTAAGAAATCTTTATCGGTAGAAACAATATAACATTCTTCATCTTCTGCTAAAACATGCTTAGCTATGTGTCCGATTACGTCATCTGCTTCTATACCATCATATATCATTGTTGTAATAGGTAATGAATCTAACAGGTCATTCAACCAAACGAATTGACGTTTCATTGAAAGTTGTTCATCTTCTTGAGTCATCATATCAGGGTACTGACGATTAACTCTAAATCTATTCTTACCTCTATCGGCTTTGTAGCCTTCAAATAATTCTTTTCTTCCTTTAGCTCCACCCTTACCATCAAAAGCAAGGATAACTCTAGTAGGATTAAATTGGCGGATTTGACTTCCGATTGAATTTAATGAACCAATAACTCCACCCGTATGCTCACCATTCTCATTCATTGTAGGATTGGTTGTCCAGCTACGGATGAAGGTATTTAGTCCATCTATGATAAGAACTCTACCATTCCTCACCCTTTGGGCATTAGATTCATGTTCAGATTCTACTTCATTGAGTAATTTTTTGTATAATTCTTTCATATTATTTGTAACATTTATTAATCACCGATTACTTCTGAGTCTGTCACCAAACTATCAGTATCTAATGAATCTTTTTTGTATTGTGAAATAGTTGCTTCGCAAATCCTTTTATAGATTTGTTCTTTTACTTCTTGATTAGCTTCTAATGTAGAAGGAAAATCTTTGGATTGAAATTTAATAACTTCACCTGAATCAATATCAATATATTCATACCAAGCTCCGCTTTGTTTTACAATACCATTTTCTTTCATAATTGCTAACCAAGCACCGTAGTTATCAATACCTCTATCAAAGAAGATATCGAAATCGGCAGAACGTAATGGTGGTCCCATTCTATTCTTTACAACCTGACATCTTACTTTAATACCTACGATTCTTTCATTACCATTCTCCTTCGCTTTGATTGTACCCATACTCTTTAATCTCAAACGAACCGAAGCGTGGAAAGCGATTGCTTTACCACCACTTGTTGTCCAAGGGTCAGAGAATGGCATTGCGTTCATCTTCTGTCTTAATTGGTTAGTGAATACTAATGTAATCTTTTGTCTTCCAATTAAGTTAGTAATTTTACGCATTGCTTTGGAAATGATAATAGCCTTATCAGTAGCGTAACCATCTTTTCCGTAATCAGCTTCCATTTCTTTTTCAGTAGATGCAGCGGCAACGGAATCCACTACAATCGTTACATACTTATCTTTGGAATTTGTTCTTACTTTTTCGATGATTGTTTCGGTGTACTCAAAACATTGTTCAACAGTCTCAGCTGCTACATACAATAGTTTCTTAGTATCAACTCCGATAGCTTCTAAGAACTCTCTACTTACGGCGTTTTCAGTATCAATCAACACAGCAATACCACCTAACTTTTGTGTTTCGGCAAGTAAGTGTGCTGAAAGAAGTGATTTACCACTTTGTTCAAGTCCTGTCACTTCGGTAATTCTACCAACAGGCAAACCCCCATAAGGTCTATTAGAGATAGCCACATCTAACATTGATGCTCCGGTTGAAATCCAACCATCTACATTTGTTGGTGCACCATCTTCATCTAAGAAGAATGCTACTCTCTGGTCTTTTGATTGTTTGTTTAGGGATTCAGCAAGTACTTCCGCTAAATCTACCTCTTTGGTAATTTTTGCCATATTCTATTAACTTATTTATTATGAATTGAAAAGGTCATCAAATGCTGCTGCCACATCATCTAATTTTTTAGCTGGTGCTGCTGCCGGCTTTGATGGAGTTGTATCGAATGGTGCTTCATCATCATCGTTAGCAGTTGATGAAAGTGTTTCAGCTGATACTGATTTTTCATCTTCTGATTGTGCTGATGGATTTAACCAACCTTCTAATACATTTTTCAATTCTGCATAAGTTAATTCTGAATAAAGTTCAGTAATTTCTTTTTGAGAATTTAAGTACTTATCCGTTTCTTCTTTAGATGTTGCTAAAGGAGTTTCTTTTGGTTTAACACGGATTGTTGTTACAGGGTAAGAAGTACCACTGTCTTCAGCAGATACTACTTCAACAGTAATATCTCTACCTTCATTTGGGTCAGTAATATCACCATAATCAGGGTCTGCCATATAACCAAGAATTTCTTGATATACAGTTTTACCAAAGCCCCAAAAACGAACACCTTCACCTTCTTCACCTCTTACCAATACTGGTACGAAAGTTCTAAGTTTCGGCTCCATCTTTTTTGCTGCTTTCCAATCTTCCTTATCACCCATTCTTTTAAGTTTATCAGCAAACTCAACGATAGGGTCAGGTCTGCCAAAACTCATCGGAGATAAGTAAGTTTTGTTGTTGATGTTGTAGTGAAAATAAAGTTCAATAAAAGGATTTTCTTTATTGAATTTGTAAGGCACCAATCTGATTGTGTGTTTGCCTGGTGCTGGCTTCCAAAGTTCTACAGTTGTTCTTTGGGTGTTTTGCAGTTTGTTAAGTCTGCTCTTAATAGCATCTAAATTAATTGCCATGTCTTTTAAGTTTTAAGAGTTTAAGTTTTAAAACGTTTATGTTTTAAGGTTGGATTATAGTGTCTTTCCTACACTTCCGTTACATATATAAATATAAAGGAGATACAAATATACAACAAGTTTTTGATATTTCCAAATATTTTTTTGAGTATATTTTTAAGGAAAATTATGTAACAAATATAGTAAAAATTTGTGACAAAACCAAATAAAAAAGGGGAATTAATTTTCCCCTTC